AACTAAATTTAATGAAATGGTTAAGTCACTAGATACTGTTGACTTATCAAATGTAATGGAGACCGAGGATAATACAGATCTTTCTGGTGAGTTAGCTTGCTCAGGCGGATCGTGTGAGGTTACATAACCTAAACTACCGAATACAGAAAAGGGGACGCAAGTCCCCTTTTTTATTTTACATTAATTCGTAATGTGTTTTACCGTCTTTCTTGACGGCTCGTAAACACCTGTGCCTGTTCTCTTCTTCTGACACATAGCTAACGTGTATCCACGCTGGGTTTTTATCGTCACCAAACTCCCATATCATTTGATCGTAGTCTAAATGATAGCGCATCCATTGGAACATAGAAGCGTTTGTTCTCTTACCATATGTATCATCAATGTCCATAGCTTGACCTTTACAGTGTTGGGAGTTTTTACTACCACCAATAGCTACGTTTAGCTCAGGTGATCTGTAGAAACTATTGATCTTGATAGGCCCACCTACGTGTTTACGTAGTGGCTCAAAAACTTTTTCAGCTATAAGCTTCATGTTCTCAAGCTCCTCTACATCAGGTATATTTTCAATACCTCTACGTAAAGCGGTGTTGCTATGTGTAGCCTCTTTATAACTTATATGTTTGCTTATTTTATCCATTATCTTGCTATTATATTAATTGGCCCGCTTATCGAGGCTGTATTAAATACTAGTTTGTAAACGTCGTTATCAAAACTAACATTATCTAACTCTAGTATTGCCCCAGCGGGTATAGACATATTTGCTGCAATATATATTTTTGAATTACCATTACCTAAACCATCATCTAAGTAAAGGTTAAATGTTGTAGCTGTACTAGCATGTTGATTTACTATGCTAAGGGTTTTGATTCCACCTTTATTTTTTTTATAATCAAAAAGAATATAATCGCCGGTGGTATCTATGTCCCATACGCCTCTATTTGGATTTGTATTTGCCATTACGTTAATGTATGAGTTATTGTTTTACTTACCCCGCCGTTTGTTACAGTCATAACTATGGAATATGAACTTTTACCTTTAACAGTAGTTGTAATCATATCGCCAAAAGCTATTGTCGTATTACTACCTATAGTGACTATGTTCGTGTCGCCTGCTAAAGCTGTATTGCTAGATGTACCAAGACTCATACTAGTTTTAGCTGTGTTAGCTGTAATAGCATTTGCTTGATCTGTTGTTATACCAGTCTTATCTTTATTAGCACTTATTTCTGTTCTAAGATAATCAATCTCATCTTGCATTTGTTGTAGCTGATATATTATAGGGCCTAATATAGGATCTTCTACATACTTCGCACAGCCTTCTGTTTTCTCTTGGTTCCAAGCTGCTGTAATGTCTGTTAAGTTTTTAGTTGAAACCTCGTCTGCTCCGCCTCCTGATGTTGCGTAAAATTTCTCGTGCTTTGCTGATGATAATGCCATTATGATATTTGTATTACGTAGTATGTTAAATACACATCTATACCTGTGAAAGCGTTTGTTGTTGCTGCTGAATCAAAGCTAACCTCTACAGCTTTGTTAGTATCGTCTGTTAAGCTTTGAGCCACCTCTTGAGCAGCGAGACCAGGTGTTATATGAAGCACTCTATCGCCAGTCTCACCGTACATAAACCTTCTAAAGTGTTGAATCGATGAGGTAAGGTAAGTACCTGGTTCTTGGTCAGCATAGTGCATATTCCAATCGCAAGCGCTCTGCAATTGCGTAGTGGCTCTATCCACTCTTACCATGCCACCTAAAGGTATAATAACAGTATTGGTTCCTTGAGCTGGAACTATTTCAATAGGCGTTGAGTGCATATTGTTGGCCTCTGCTTGCGTTATAGTTCGCCTCGCCACCATTGTGCTTATAGGTGCTTGAGCTTCACTAGCTACACTAACGGCGCCAGCTGTAACTATTTGATTGCCTTCAATAGTAACTTTACCAGCCGCAGATCTAGCTATACTAGTATCTGATGCGTGGCCTAAATTTATATCGTCAGTTCTTAACGAAGTAATAGTTCCTTTTCCAGATGTTAATAAACCAGTAAAAGGATTGTATGTAAACGTGCCTGTGTCATCATGCAAGTTGTTAGACTCGTCGTGAAACACTACAGGAAAATCTGTATTAGCAGTACTATCTGATACGCTTACACCACCGCCAGCAGCTGCAATACGATCGTCAATAGCGGCTGATGTCATTAAGCTAGTGTCATTATCTGCAAACGACTCACCAGACGTTTGTATAGTAGTCACGTCTACGCTATCAAGTATTAAACCTGTGGTTATGGATAAATCACCAGCTATAGTAGTGGTTGAAGCAGATCCTAGCCCAACAGTAACATCTATCTCATCGTTCTGACTACCACCTGTTAGCGTAAGTCCAGTGCCTAGATCATCGTCGTGGTTAGCAACTTGCAGCTCTAATATTCCTGATTCCTGTCCGTCTGTTGCAACATCAACCTTACCAAATATCTTAGCGTAAGTTTGTTGCGGTGTATCTTGATCTGCGTTGTCACCAACAAATTCAATTCTACCTAATATATCTCCGCTTGCACCAGCGTTACCCTCATCTGTAATGAACTGCAGAACCCCACCTATATGAGCAGAACCAGACGTGCTTTTTATTTGAAGACCAGGATCGTTTGTTCCGTTATGTTCTATTTTTAGTATTTCTTTATCCCAAGTTAACCCGCCGTTACTATCAGTTATACTCAATCCGTCAACTGAATTGTAAGTAAAGGTGGATTCTGATGTTATTGTACCATCGCCATCGTCTGTAAGTATTTGATTCGCACTTCCACTAACTCCAACCTCAGTTAAATCTAAGTTAATAGTTGAAGAGTAATCACCACTAGTAGTATTAGTCTGTGATATATCTAATCCAGTGCCAACTGTTATATCAACACCTGTTATATCTCCACTGCTACTAACAACAGTTTCTTTAACTATCTTGCCGCTAGAGTCTAAGCCAAGAAACTTATCGCTATCAACGGTACCGTCAGCTATGTTTTCTAAGTAAATATCATTACGAAACCTAGCTATAAAGTCAAATATATGTTGTCCAATGTACTTAATCATTTAATAACTTTATTGACTACGACGCGACCGTTCCAAATAATACGTGCCATATACATTCCTGGAGGCCATAGGGACGCGTCTATCGCGTTCGTATTTGTTTTAGATACTATGATACGTCCGTTGGAATCGATCACGTCTACGTCAACGTTTTGATTTATGTTTAACACATTGCCCACCGGGTTTGGGTAGACAACTAAGTCATCACCAGCTAGCACGGATTCTATACCTGTTACACTACAGTAGTCATATGTTGCTTGACAAGTGTTATCCCACTCTTCACTACAGCAATATGGATCTGCTTCAATCACCCATGCATAGCACAAGTCATTTAACCAGTATGGTTCACCAGGTCCACCGATACAACCAGCGTCATATAAACAGTTGTCTGCAGGTTCGTTTGCAAGTTCATTATAGTTGTACGCTAGCGGGTCCATACAGTCGACCACCACTTCTTCGCACGAGCCATTATCAGTATTAGCAGCTGG